TGGCCGTTAAAAGGTTCGGGGCGCTTCCGCCGATAATCCAGGGAGAGGAAAAGAGCAACCGCATGAGCAGTGACTTGGCAGTGATAGATGCGGACGCCTTGACCCCCGCACCGATGACAAGTCCATTGCTAAAGACGGGTATCCCCGTATAGGTCAGGTTCACGCCATCAACAGAGGCAAGAGAATTCTGTAACGGCCAGAACCGTGTCGGGCCTTGATAGGAGAGACGCATCAATCCTGCTCCTGTCGCTGCCGGTACGGTCGCAGTCGTCCAGCCCCAATATGTTGAACTTGTGTGAGTTGAACCATAACGGAGAGGACTGACCATAAGAGTAAGCGAGTAAGGATAGATCCCAGACCATTGGTCATTCTGGAATTCGACACCCATTGACCGCGCATCCTGATAAGACGTACCTGCATCATAGGAAATAGCAACAATATCGTCCCATAAACATGCGGCCTTATCCAGAATGTCTCCCGATATGGTCACCTTGCCCCATTCTAGCCCTGTAGCGCGTGAAAGGGATTGATCTGTACCATAAATGTGGTCAACCGCCACGCCCTGTACTATGGGGATAGAAGAGGAATTGGCAACAAGGGTGTAGGTACTACCTGTGGAATACTTAACCGTTATGCTCATGGTATTGCCATCCCGTTGATTCCACGCGCTACGCCAGGGGCTACCCTTGTGACGGCAGCGACAATCGAAACTCCAATATCCGTTACCGCCTTAACGATAGAGGGAGCAGACAGATATTGCTGCTGTGCCGCTTGCAACTGCGCAACAACCCCTTGTAGCCTTGCAATCTCTGCCGCTTGTGCGGACGTGAATGACGTTTGACCTGGGGCAAGTGTCGAAGCCGCTGTCAGTTGTGCCATTGCGTCCGTATACATACCCTTCGTCAACGCCGTGCTGGCCTGATTAATAACGGTAGATGATACACCGGACGCCTGAGCCGTAGCTAACTGCATTGCAATAGCGCTTGCCTGTTTCTGTGCATCGCTTTCAGTTGCAGCGGTGATCTGATCCATGAGCGACTTCGTGGCGCTTTCAACCGCATCTTGATACCGCTGTTGTTCCGCAATGCGCGCGTCAACCTCAGTCTTTAACTTGGCGGTCTGCTCTTCTTCTGCTGTCTTGGCAATATCCGCGTACTTCTTCGTCAGTGCCGTACACTCATCAGTATAAAGCGTCTGAGATGCTATCTTGTCCTTAGATGACAGAAGGTTGGCTTGGTATTCCTGATCTAATGCCCTCTGCTCATTCTGCTGATCTGTATGAGTAAGAGTGTAGATTTTGTCAGAGATTGCCTGACGTGATTGCTGAATTGCATCGGCAGCAGCTTTGGCGGCATCGGCTACCTTCTTGGCGGCATCAGATGCAGCAGTGCTTGCGGTTTTAGTAGCCGCGGCAGAAGTCGAACCCATGTCAACGGCGGCAACTGCGGCATCGGTATATGCCTTCTTAACTTCGCCAATTGCGGCTATGCCCTTGCTTACATCTGAGGCATCTGGTGCCGCCCCGCGCATCAATGTCCGATTTCCACCAATCGGGGGGGCAACAGTTCCATATTGAGGATTTGCAACAGACATGTCAATAGCGCCATTGACGGGGGTAATGCCAAGTATCTGTCCAACGGTATTCCTGGCATTTGCTACACCTTGCGACTGACCCCACTTAAGGACTGCAGCGCCACCGGCAACAAGACCCGCCCCCGCAGCAAGAACAAGAAAGGCTGGGTTAAGCGATAACGCGGTAAGGGCAACGCCAAGTTCCCCAACCTTTGCAATCAGTGAGGTGATGGACCCGACCACTAGAAGCATTCCCGCCGTTCCTGCAATCCTGCCAAGCCAAGTAAACACCGATTCAAGGTTAAGGTTTGCCAGCCAATCGCACAGGTCACTGATCTTGTCTGAAATCTTCTGTACCATTGCTGCTATATCGTCTTTATGCGCAGTCACAAAGTCCGCAATCTTCTGAACTACTGGAACCATCCCTGTAGTCAATGCGTTGATAGTGGGCAGTAATGCTTGCCCGAGCTGTTCGCGCATCATTTCGTAAGTTGTTGCGAGGTTCGCCTTCATACCGGCTGTGGTCTTGTTATATGCGTCAGTCGAACCGCTTACCTTGTCCGTAATCTCTTTCAGATAGGTCAGTTGGGACGTTCCTGCAACGGCGGTAATGCCAAACTCCTTAAGGGAACGCGCCATACCATTGGATGCTTGTTCTACCATCCCATATGCAGAAGAAAGGTCAACGCCCTTGAGCCTTGATACTTCTTCGGCTGCATTGACGGCTAATTGAGCAGTTCCAAGGTCGCCATACTTCACGATCGCCTTGTCCATCTGCGCCATCAAATCGGTGGCGTCAAAGTGATTGACCTTTTCCTGATTCTCTGCCCATGCTTTGCAAGCCTCTATCTGCTCATTGGTAGAACCGAGGATGTGTTGCATGGTGGCACCCATCAGAGTACCGGCCTCATCCATCTTGACACCCAAGTCAATGGTGGTTTCTGTCCACTTGACCATAGCGGCAACGGCAGCACCGGCAATAATAGACTTGACAATGCTGCCAAGGTTGACCGTGGACTTGTTGACCCTATCCAGTGCCGATTCAGCACCGGAACTATCCCCGAGTATTTTGAGTGTGAGCTGTTGTAGGTCCACGGTTATCGCCTCGCTTTCATACGTCGTATTGCTTCATCTCTGAACGCTGTTGCTGATTGCCGCTTGCTTGAACCACCTAAGATTGACAGGTCAAAACCCCATTGGTCAAAGTCAATATCTAGGAAGTCGTGGGGCCATTGTCCACTGGTTTGATAGCGGTCTCTGAGGAGTTTTTCGATACTTTCGCCGACTGGGTTGGGAACATCTCCGCGAAAAAACGAGCTACCCACTCCTGAAGGTATGCCCAGTCTTTCGGCTCAGAGATGTCATCAAGGGTAAAGTCAGCAGGAAAACCAGCCTCCATCAACTTCAGCAGCCCCGCCATAACCTCTACTGGACTAACTGAAGCATTGGAGGCATCCAGCATCGCCTTCGCCTTCGGGGGCCGCACCGTAAGGCACAGCCCCGAGGGAAACGTCAGTTCAATGGTTCTATTCTTGTACTCTTCAACAGTCATACGAACCCTATGCAATCGCTGTTGCAGTCGCGTTCTTGACAAGCTTGAACAGGAGACCTGTTAAATCAGGAATTGCCACGGCGGTAACGGAGATTGTGGCAAACCCGTCCGTTGTCGGCAGGATGTTGTCGATCTTCGTGATCTTGCACTTGCCAAAGTTCACGTGGATGTCGGCAGGTAGACCGTTCGTGGCGTCGACCACATCCAAACCCGTGATGTCTGTGCTCTGGATCTCAAAGCTGAAATAGGGGGGAACAGACGCCACGTTGAAGTTGCTTGTCTCAGTTGTTGCGCCCGGGGTTGACACCGTATCCCCAGTCAGAGCAGAAAGAAGCGCGGCAGAGAGACACATTGAACCGAAGGTGATGTCTGCTTTGTCCAGCTTCGATGAAACAGCGAACGTGGAACCATCGCCCCTTGCTTCGGCAGAGTTCCATGAAACACTAGCCTTGACATCTGATACTTCCGCAATATCAACAAGCGTTGTTGCAGTTCCTGCAACGTAAACCTTGATCTCGCAGTCCGCTATGCGTGCTACTGCGATTTTCTCAATAAGGTTGGTGATTGCCATGTTACCAACTCCCTAGCACGGTTAGCGTGCTGACAATATGTGTATCTGCCGCCTCTGGAATCTCTCTATGATGGACTACAGAGTGGTACTTGTTTGCGACCACACGAATAGCGGCCTCTATCGCCACTATGTCAGTCGTGGATTTAGCCCACGAATCAACCTGAATGTTCCATGATGCTAGGCTATGATCTATGCCCCGCTCACCGTCAATGGTTCCGCTTACCCCACAGTCGGGCATGAGCGAGGTTGACGGAGGCCACCCGCGGTATACCCTGCTAGAAAACACAGTGGCTAGTTTCAACTGAGCGATTACAGCATCAACGGTGTCAGTTGCCATTACTCTCCCTCTTCATTCATGCCAATGTCGCCACCCATAGAACCAGCAGCACCCAAACCCAGGTCAGTCTTGAAATGAACCCCACCCAATGCGCTCGCCTGTTCAACGGTTAAAGCGTCAGTGATGTTCTGTACAAGGTTGGGCATGCATTGGTCAATGGCGGGCCTGAAATAGGGCTGAGCGGGCATATTGCGAGTTCCGAATTCGACGTATGGGGCATATTGCACATCACTCTCACCCTTGCCATTGCCACCAGCGGACACGATAATGCCATCATCGCCACTCTTGACTGCTCTGATGCTTGACCGCAAGTTGCCCGTATCAACAGGGCAATTCTTTTTTGCCTGTCTGACAATCTGCATACCGGTTTTCATCAACCCCTTCTGAAGTTGTGGCTTGACCTGTGCCTTCAGCTCAGACAGCACCTTATTGAGCGCGTCCATACCATCAATCTGAATCGCTATATCGGGCATGTTATCCTGGAAGGCGAAAGGGCATATAAGGCAAAAGGACGGCAGCCACATCAGCAGGTATCTGTTTGGCAGGATTGATGTAGACCCCAGGTTGCTGTTGCGCCACCGCCATCATTTGTGCGGCCACAAGCATTCTTGCTGCATTTTCTAATGGAGCGGGCAATGTGGGCCAGCCGGAAACATAGGTGATGATGATACGAGGATCTGAACAGCGGGACGTTCTCAGCTCGATATGGCGCGGATAGGTGTAGTAGTCAGTCCATGCCGTGAGCGTTGTGTCGGTTGTTCCCGTGGTATCAGTCAGGTCATTGCGATACTTGACCACAAGTGTTGAATAGACAGGCTCGGGAAGGGTGACAAACGTGTTACCGATAACCTGATAGGAGACAGAATGAAGCGCAGTCTCATATCTCAATGCGTTCTCAATCGTCTCAATGGCACTATCCCACATGGACATCAGCAGGGTATCCCTTGAAACATCGTCTGCCGATAGCATCAGATATTGTTTCAACAGGTTCAATGAGGATATAACCGTCACCACATAGGCTTGCGTCGTTGTGTCCTCTGCCGTAACGGTATAGGTAACTGGCGATGTGAAATCGGCAGCAACGGCAGTATGAGGGTCAACATGCGCTGCGGCAGAAACAACAATCGTGGGAATAAGGGCAGTTACGGGCGTGCCGTAGGGAACCGTGAGGGCGACAGTGTGCGTGACTTCGTTGATAGAACCAACAACGGCAGGGGTCAGCCCTGCGAACTGAAATGAAGTTATAGCTTTAAGTGCGCTGGACATTGACCCCTCCTATACACTCTTGTGCCGCGCTTTCTTGATCTGCGTATCCTGCATGACCTCTTCAATGGGCAGTGGTTCAAAGTAGCCCAACTTGACAAGGTTGTGGGCAACGGTTTCGTCAATGCCCTCAACGATGTCTCCCTTGTTCCAGCCTTCCATGTCTTTCAGAACCCTGTATTTCATAGACCTCACAGTGGGGGCGGTGTTTGGCCGCCCCCGGTACTCACTCAGAACTAGGTCAGATACTTCAAGGCCTTGACTGCTTCGCCAAGGATCAACTTGCCGTCTGTGTAGACCTTCGCAGCAATGTAGGTGTTGTCAGTGGTCAGCGCGGTCTTGCCCTGATCGGTCGTGGCAACCGTAATGGGGCCATCGGCGAACAGGTAGTAATACGAGAAGTCGCCAAAGTACATGGCGGGCACGGTCGTAGCGGGCGTAGCGAATGAGGTCGAGGGCATTCTGATAACGTCATGGTTGCCCAGGAACTTCATCGTATCGGTATTCAGATACGTAACGGTCGTGGTGTTGAGCGCAGCAATGGCCGCAAGAGTAGCATTGGGCGCAGCCAGTTTAGCATTGTCCGAATACATCCCTTCGAGTGCCCAGTAGAGCGCAAGGATGTCGGCAGCGGTGATTGCAGCGACGGTCAGGTGGCCTGAAATCATATTGACGCCATCGGCAGCACCGGTCATGCCGGTCATTTCAAACGTAGATCCAGCAGTTACGCCAATCGTCCACTCCTTCGTCTCCTTGCGGGAAATGGCGCGAACAAGGGCGTTCTCAATATAGGGCACCGTCTGCGGTGTTGCTTCCTTGATGAGTTTGTTGTCAAGTCCCATCCATGCCATCAATCCGTTCGTGGCGTAGGTAATCGGGTTGATTGTTGGTGCGGCTTCGGTGACTGCCGTTCCGCGGGCGGTCATGCGATAGGCCGTGGACAGAACAAGTTCGGCAGCAATCGTACCCTTTGCAGAGTATGGATACTGCGTCACTGCCTTGCGGAAAGGGGTATTGTCCAGCTTCTCGACAATTGCGTTGGCAACAAGCGAGGGAACCAGCTCAGATGCGGCACCGGCAACATCGGTTGTCCATGCCTTAGCTTCCCAAGGGAGACCCTTGCCGATAACCTGTCTATACCACGCAGCCTTCGCTTCCCCAATCTGTTTCGGGGTGAACTCACCATTAGCCCCAATTTCAGGGGTGATCTTGACGGACTTCATCGCGTCCATCAACTCGGTATGCAGTTCATCTCTGGTAGCAAAAGGGCCTTCTTTTTTGAGGCGCTCCGTTACTTCGTCGATAACTTCTTGCTTAATGTCTTTCTCAGCCACAATAGACCTCCTCAGGTCACGTAATCAGTGCTTTATGTAACGCTGTCAGCCAATCGTCGGGTTCAGGCTGCGCGGCTCCTGCCGCACTCGTGTCTGAGGCTTCGTATAAGGCTTGAAGCGAGTCAATACAACTCTTCACAAGGTCGCGGTTCTTCTGAGATAGCACACGCCCCTCTTTTGTCGTTACCATGGATTCGAGGTCGGCAATCAAGGTTTCAGGGGTCACTTCAACACCCAACGCCTTGACCTCTGCATCCGTGAACCCGTTCAATCTCAGTGCCATGGGGTTGGCGGGAACAGGAACCAAACTGAACTCGAGCAACTCTGACTTGGCAATGGTGTTGTCCTGATACTCTTGTGCAAGAAAGCCAATGGAAACGGTGTTGATGAATCCGCGCTCCCATGACTTATGAACAGCTGAGATAAGCGGGGTTACGTCATCGGCTTGCCACTCCCAGTTCGCCTTGATACTTTTTGTGTCGCCTTCGTGGACAATCTCCAGGGAGGTTGCCCTGCCGATAGGGATAGACTCCATGCCCTGATAGGAATGACCGTAGAGGACAACGGGGTTGCTCATGTAGTTCGTGAGTGATATCCCATCCGGCTCTACAATTTCCCCCTGGCGATCTAGGGTATTGGTGGTTATGACGGCAGAAGCGATATTGCCAATCGTCTCGCCTTTCTGAACCGAGTAAAACACCCTCTTCATACTTGTTGCGTCCATGACTAGCCTCCTAGACTACGGGTAGCAGGGTACACCTGCAATTACATGTCTCTGCTGGACTTCCAGCAGGATCACCGGGGTACATGAGCTGTTCCCCTCCAACATCGAAGGGTGTCCCAATGTCCTGAACCTGAGCATCTGCCGCTGAGTGGTCATCTCTTGTACGGGTGTCGTCAGTGGCAAGCCACTCATGCTGCTTGACGCCATTTTCGGTATAGGTGTTCTGTGCCGCCATGTTATTCGTGGATATGACCTCAGTTCGTGCCACGCGTTCTGCCCGATAGGAGATACCACCAAAGTATTCCTTTGTGGCTTTCACCATATCGGGAATCGAAGCGCCCCCTGCCCGAAGGTCAGAGAGAATCTTGTCAATCTCCTGAGCGGTCGTGTCGTTAACGTAGACTGAGTGCGCCCGTTCCTGCTTCTTAATCCAAGCGAGGATGCGGGAACCATCGGGAACGGTCAGGTGATACCTCGCGGCAACTTCTTCAGCCGACTGCATGCCAAAGGCGACATAGAGGCTGTGCCAGTTGTCAATCATGTCTTCATCCTGAAACAGGTCCGTGGCAGGAATGGCCTTCATGGACTTGCCCGCCTCTAACCATGCCACTACCCGTTTCTCTTGCTTGGTAAACCCTTTCATCGTCGCCTGGGCAAACTTCCGCTCCTGTGGGGCGACCTTGGCAAGAAAGGCCGCTTTGATGAGATTGCGAGCCTCGGGGGTATGTAACGCCTTCCCCGCGGGGTTCGTATCAGCCACGGGCACGGAAGTGCCCCCAGGGGGCAAAGCAGCAGGGGCAACAACAATCGGGGCAACAGGTGGAGGCGGAGGAGCAACAACTGAGTCAGAAATCGGCACAAGCATCGCCGAAGCCCACCACGTATCTCCCCACTTCACGGGCTTAAACCCATCACGCTTTCGCGCTTCGTTAATCGTCAGGGTTCCTGCTCCAATCTGCGCCACATCGGTTTGTGCCCTTTGTAATGTATCTTCTTGCAATGCCTCAATCGTGGTATAGTCGAACTTGAACGTCAGTCCCTTCAAGCCAAGCAGGGGCAGCAGGAACGTAGAAATCCGGTCTGCCAATCTGTCAGCCTTGGGGCATATGGTAGCGGTATAGAGAATCTTCTCCTGGATCCGCGCATTGGCATAGTTGACCGAACTCATATCGCCCAAGTAGATGCCGGGAACGCCAAATGCCGTACCAATCTCATTCCGCGTGATCTGTGAGACTTCCAGCATGTGCATGTCGGCCGCTGAGATCCCGAGAGGTTGGAACTTGAACCCCGCCCCGAGGAACCCGATGCCACCCGCGTGCCCTATGCCGCCGTACTTTTCCTCCCATGCTTTCTTAGAGGCCTCCATTTCCGCTTGTGATAGGCGAAGTTCAGTAGAGAACAACCCTGAAAGCAACCCGCCGCCCTGCATCTGATTGTTGAACACCTGCTTGCTTGATTCATTCATGTTGGCAGAGTCAAGAATGGGGCGTAGTTCAGAAAGTCCGAGTTGACCCGTGATGCTGAAGTTCGGGAACAGCACAATGCGCGAACGGTCTAATTGGCGGTCGAAGTATGTTCCACTTGGGTTAAGTTCACGGTACACTAAATTGCCATGGTCATTGTGCAGCATGTCCGCATCAAGCACAGTCAAGCCTAGGGCGGATGGTTTCTCTGCGTACACCATGCCCGTTCCTTGTAGAAGCTGCCACGCCATGATACGTTCGACAAACTCAGTACCGGTCATATTGGGAGAGGGTCTAGTCAATTGCGCCGATTGCCCTTCGACAACCTTGTCGCCCTTGTACAATTTCCACGGCAATGAACCAACCCTAGTTGCTATTGTAGAAACGGCGCGCAGAACCCAAACTGAACGGTCAACCGAAGATCGCGCATCAGTAACGGGCGATTGCCCCTTGTGGGGAAATAGGACAGAGTAAACATCTTCCATAGCGGCATTGAATGGCACGCCATCCTTATGACCAAATCGACTGAACCAGTTTGCCATTGTGTCTCCTACGCTACTAGCCCGAGTTGGAAGCAATTTGATAACGCCCCACTCGCTGCATCGACTTGATCATCGTGGCCGCCTTCGGGAAAGACGCAGCACTCATCTAAGAAACCCTCATTCCACGCACCACGAACCAGCATGACATTGCCCGCTTCAGCAGCAGACGAAAAGGGTCTTGCCCTCTCCATCTTGCTACCCGTTACCTTGTCGGCTCTAAAGTCATATCCATTCAGGACTTCGCGCCGGTAATGATCGATCGTATTGACACCACCACTGCCTGGTTCCTGTTCCATCCACACGCCACAGCGTTGTCCATCAGTCATTGCTTTCTGTGCAACAAGTTGTTCAACCCCGAGGGGCGTTGACCGGATGTGTGCCATGTCCACAATCCAAAATCTGCCGTCTTTCTCGGCAATGAGACAACCCGAGGTATAATCGGGGTCATTCCTGCCATTGTCTGCGGTCGCAGCAAGATCCCAATAACGGACAAGGTTCGCATCGTGGGGATAGTCTTCAACAATGCGGAACCACTCACGCCTGAACAAGATGCCATTCTCTACTGTCCAGTTGCCGTCTTTCAACTGTGCCCTGGTAACCGAATCCAGCATGTTCAGGCTTGCCTCATATGCGGTATGGTCAAGGTATGGATTCTCTTGGAAAACGGCAGGTATAAACTTGCCCGAATCCACAAAGCGATTCCTTACCCACGCATGACCAATGCCGCCGGGGTTACTGGCCGCCCGCATACGCAGGGGAATCACTGAACCTTCAGGTCTGCGCAAGCGGCTAAACAGGTATGAGTAACTCGTTTCCTCGAACTGCGTGAGTTCATCGAAACCTATAAATTGAAAAGCTGCCGATTGATAGCGGTACTTGTCCGCACCCGTCTGCAAATAGCCGAAGGTCAACTTGGCTCCACTAGGAAACAGCCATTGGTGTTCAATCCCGTTCCACTTGGCGTCTGTTCCATTGAGCCAACTTGCGGCTCGATCCATAAGCGCTTCGGGCAGGCTGAGGTCTTGAAAGGTTCGCCTGAACAGAATTGCTGAATAGCCAGGGATCTCGACAAACTGAAGCGCTGCCATAAGGAGCGCATCTGACTTTCCACCACCTGCGGCCCCACCATACAGAAGTTCAGGCAAGAGGCTAAGCAGAAACCGAGCCTGCTTGACCGTTGGCTTGTGTGGGACATAGAGATTATTGAGGACTGTCCGCTGTAGAAATCGGGCCGATGTCGGAGTCAGCATACTCGCGTATTACATCTTCAATGGAGAGGTCAAGCTTGCCGCTATGCTCTACTTTCACCATTCCCGACTGTTCCACTTCCTGCTTATCCCGCCACTTTGCCGATTGGCGATTCTTCAACCAGAAGATCATCGCTACGGTGTCGCCACCAAGGGCTTTCTTGTATAGGCTCTGGACAACCTTGCTGTCCGCTTCATCCTTGCTTGACTTTAAGGCTACGCAGAAATCAGGGTAAGCCTTGCTCCAACGGCTAAGAGTGTCGGCACTTATGCGGAGCTTTTCCGCAATCTCTTCCATTGTGAGACCCTCTTGCGCATAGAATGAAGCAAGGGGAATATGCACATCTGCCTTGTAACCAGAATGCCGACCCAACAGGCTCATCAGGGCAACCTGTCTATTGGGAACCACATTGAGCGGGTCCGAGAGTGTTGGACTCTCGCAAGGGCGTCCGCAGACACACCTGCCACCAGGGGGACCCGATAATTCGAGGTACCATTTGCCGCTTTTCTCATGTCGTCTATAGAAATAGCAAAACCCCACCGCACCGTCTCATTGGGATCGCTATCCCTTTGGGATTCGTGTAGTGGGGTATGGTTACTAGAAACAGAGATTGTCAATGAAGATTCGATGTCTTGTCCTTGCCGGGACAAAGCTACGCTGGTTTCCATCCGTTATTAGTATACCACTTCGCTGCCGCCATGTAAGGCAGTAGGAGGGTTTCTAGACTGTTACCGCCTCAGGATAATTGAGGGGAACTTTGAGGTCGTGATCTGTGACATATTTGTCTCTTGCCCTTCCCGCCCCCTCCATCGTGTCAAACATCCCGAGATACAAGCGCTTTCCATGAACGGTCATTTGACACTGCCACCTTTTCCCTGCCGGTCGTGGACCATAAAGACCACACCCGGGATAGGTACGGCGGTTGGGCTTGCATTGAACGCTTGGGAGTATTGCAAACCTCACACCCCCCGTTCCAACATCTCTGAGGTCTCGCGTGTCGTCATCATGCCTTACCACAATCGACACATGGTCATACCGGTGCCCCGAGTGTGTACGTTTCACAAACCGTCGACAGGCTTTCAAAAACATTTCCCAGTTACCATTTCCCGTGATTTCGCACACGGTCGGGCCACGATTGCTGAGGACTTCATACCCCGCCTTGTTTGCTGCCACAAACAGATCACCGCCAACAATCAATAAAGTGGAAGGGATCATGGAGTCCTCTCAAACAGCGGCCCAACCATGTCTGCAATTCTTCTGTTCGCCATTGCAACGTACTCTGGATTCAGTTCGCAACCGAGATAGTGCCGATGAAGCCTCACCGCTTGAATTGCCGTTGTGCCGCTTCCCATGAAAGGATCCAAAATGGTATCGCTAGCCTTGCTTCCTGCCAGGATCATCGGCTCTATCAACTTCGGCGGGAAGGTGGCAAAGTGAGCCTCAGCACAGGGCTGGGTGGCAACTGTCCAGACATCGCGCTTGTTGCGAGTAGTTATTTGTTGCCCTTCCGACTGTTGCAGCTCCGGCAAAGCCCCTGAATATTCGTTGCAGTATGCTGACCGCCGTGACTTAGTGGAACAATGTGATCTCTTGTCAGTGGCGATTCCTTCCCGCATATCGCACACTGATGATTCTGTTTCTCTTGTATCTCCTTCCACTGCGCAGCCGTTAGGTCGCACTGAACCAGTTGCATCTTCGTCCTGCGATTGTGAACACCCCTCGACAAACTCTCCTTCCCCTTGTCTGTCGTTTGATATTTCTTCATAACCGCCTTGCCCTTTCCGCCCTCGTAATATTTCTTCAACACCGCCTTGCGTTTCTCTGACTTCCGATATTTGGCCGATGCTGCCCGTCCCGCTGGAGACTTGCGCCACTTCTCCCTCGCCTGTTTCATCTCTTCCGATGTCGAATATACCGCCCTCTTCGCCTTGCCATTCTCGCTTTCTCTGTACCGGCGATTTGCTTCCCGCATCTGTTCTACTCTCTTTTGTGTGTCCATAGTATTCATTATACACCCTTATTGCCTCTACGTCAACAGTAGTCGGTTCAGCTATTGCCGCTGAATCAAAATAATACCTTTCGCTCTTGGTCAGCATGAAGATGTACTCATGCGACTTGGTGCAGCGGTCGGTTACCGATTCGGGCATAGGATTGGGCTTATTCCAGATGATGTCTGAACGGAGATACCAGCCGTCAGCACGAAGGGCAAAGGCAACCATCCACGGAATACCAACGAGGTCTTTTGACTTCAAGCCGGGGACGTCCGTTGTTGGCGGTCTCCAATTCTCATGTCCATCATAAGCCGGATTTGGAACTTGGCTGCCATTGATAATTTGACGTTGGCGGCCAGCCCCGCGATTCTGCCCTCCATAGTTACCCCATGAGCCACAATACGAGTCTCCCAAGTTCAGCCATAGCACACCGTCATTCCTGAGGACACGCTTGACCTCTCGGAACACTTCTACAAGGTCGGCAACGTAGGCTTCGGGGGTTGGTTCAAGACCAATCTGAGAGTCGATACGGCGGGCACCACATCTACCGCACACGTCTTTATACACGTGCATTTCTGAATTGTCGTGGCCGCCATGAAACGTATCGAAGTCGCGGCCACTACGCCGGTCAAGTTCCCGATGGTCACAATTCGGGTCGCCACCTTCCCATGTTGCCGTTCCATAGTCCCTTAAGCCCCAATCAGTACGGGGGGCTCGTGATGCAGCACTGAACGCTGCAATCCTCCAACGTCTTTAGCGTTGTGAGCGAGTCCCCCAACATGATTTTGTCAATCATCTTTCACCTCCTTCTTCG